ACAGGAGGTTCTAGTATTGGACATGGATTAGGTGTTAAACCTGAATTTGTTATAATAAAAAGATTAGAAGGTTCACAGTCTTGGTATGTTTGGAATCAAGCTTTAGGTGATAATTATTTAGAATTAGATACTACTACAACTTCTGCGTCAGGTGGGTTAACAGTTTCAACAAGTACAATTACTTTTCCTAATTCTTGGTCAATATATAATGCAAGTGGAGAAGCAATGATTTGTTACGCGTTTGCTCCTGTACGCGGTTATAGCAAATTCGGAGGCTACACAGGAAATTCTAGTACAGATGGAACATTTGTTTACACAGGTTTTAAACCAACTTGGGTTATGCTTAAAAGAACAGATAGTGCAGATTGGTGGGGTATGTATGATAGTGCAAGAAATCCATCAAACGTTGTTGATAAAAGACTCTATGCACAATCAAGTGATGCAGAAGGAACAGTTAATAATTTAAATTTTTATTCTAATGGTTTTAAAATAATAACTACTGATGGTGCTATCAATAATTCAAGTGGTTCATACGTCTACGCTGCATTTGGGCAGACCATGGTAGGGACAAACAATACGCCCGCGACGGCGAGGTAGGACATGTTTGGGATAACAGCTTTTTGTGAAGCGCCTTTTGCATCACAAGATATAGGAATTCGAATTGTTGAAGTTACAGGTGTTCAGGTTAACACCGCTTTAGGTAGCTCAACAATAACTGGTAATGCTACAGTTACTCTAACAGGTAATGCATTATCAATACTAACAGGAACAGCGACTGTTTCTGTTGGTGAAATACACGCAGTTACTGGGGTTCAAGTAGAAGTAGCTCTTGGAACTCAAACAATTGCGGGTGGAGCAGACGTTTCTGTAACAGGTAATGTTTTAAGTTTAGACTTAGGAACCGTTACTGTAGAAGTTACAACAAACGTGCCAGTAACTGGTGTGCAGTTGCAAGCACAGACTGGAAGTGTTACTATACAGGGTAATGCCAAAGTCATCGTTACAGGCAACGCATTAAGCGTAGCTACTGGAGAAGCAGTAGCACAACCTTGGACACAAGTAGATGATGCAAATGCAAATACTTGGACAAGAGTAGATTAGGAGATAAATTATGGCGTCAACATATAGTACAACGCTTGGTATAGAAAAAATGGGAGCTGGTGATCAGTCCGGAACATGGGGTGATACAACCAATTTCAACTGGGATATTTTAGATAGAATAATAGGATACAGTTCTATTACTCTTGGATCAACTTCCTATACTTTAGACGTAAGAGTTTCAGCACCAAGTTCAGGAGCAAGTAATGTTCAAACTGGTATGTATAGAGTTATTAAGTTTATAGATGCAGGAGATCTAGGTGGAACTGCGACTATTACTATTTCAACAAGCACAGTTAGTGCTTATTTTGTAGTAGTTAATGGTTTAAGTGGTGGAAGAGCCTTAACTTTTCAACAAGGAACTAATGCTGTTACTTACACATTACCGAATGGTAAGTCTGCTTTAATATATGCAGATGGTAGTGATGAAGTAATTAGTGCTATGGCTAATCCACAGTTTACGTCTATTGATACAAGTGGAAACGCAAACATACAGGGTTCATTAGCTTTAGGAACTGATCTTGCAGTTATAGATGGTGGAACAGGTGTAGGAACACACACTTCCAAAGGAATTCTATATGGTCAGGGAACAAGTAATATTTTAGCAACAGCTGCTGGTACACAAGGACAATTTTTAAGAGCTGGTTCTGGTGGAACTCCTGGATTTGAAACAGTAAGTGCAATTAATCCAGCTGGTTCTATTATTATGTATGGTGCAGCAACACCACCCACAGGTTATTTATTATGTGATGGTTCAGCTGTATCAAGATCAACTTATGCAGATTTATTTTCTGCTATTAGTACAACTTATGGAGCTGGAGATGGAGCAACAACTTTTGGTGTACCAAACTTACAATCAAGATTCCCAATCGGTTATGATGGTGGATCTTCATATAACTTAGCAGGGACTGGCGGCGCTACATCAGCTTCTTATACACCAGCAGGAACAAATGCTGGAACAGCGTTAACAGAAGCACAATTACCAGCCCACACTCACGACTCTTGGGGAACAGGTTTTCCTTCAGGATCATGGACAGGTGGTACTGGAACAACTCAGACAGCAGTAAACCAAGCATCAGGTTCTACAGCTTCTGGATCAACTTTAAGAACATTATCAACTGGATCAGGTTCAACACACACTCACACGTTTACTGGGAATGCAGCAAGTATTGCTACATTATCACCTTATCTAGTTGTTAACTATATAATTAAGACTTAGGAGATTTTAATGGCGCTAACAGCTATCAAATTAGCACCCGGAATAGACAAACAATTAACTGAAACAGGAGCCGATGGTAAATGGGTTGACTGTGATATGGTTAGATTTAGATATGGCCTTCCAGAAAAAATTGGTGGTTGGACACAGGTTGGAACAAATGCTTTAATAGGTGCACCTAGAGCACAACAAACTTTTTTATCATTAGAGTCAGAAAAATTTGATTCAATAGCTACAAATAAAAAACAATATATATTTCAAGAAAATGATACTACTTTCTATGATGTAAGCCCTCAAAGATATGGAGCTTATGGTCATACAGGTGCTGCTCAAGCTTTAACTTCTGCATTTACTACAGCGATTAATGATGCAACGGTTACCGTACACTGGACCGCGAATGGTGCAGTAGCAGGAGACTTTGTAACTTTTGCTAGTGTAACAGCTCCCGTAGGATCAGGTTATGTTAACAGTGATTTTGAAAAAGAATTTGAAATACAATCAGTTGCAACTAATACTTTTACAATTGAAATGGCTAGTAATGCAGCCGCTACAGTAGCTACAAATGGTTCAGCTACAGCAACAATTCAATTAAACACAGGTGATGCGACATCTGTATTAGGTTTTGGATGGAGTGCAGGGACATGGAGTCAATCAACATGGGGTACAGCTAGACCAAGTACAGTTGACATTGATGCAGAAAACTGGACATTAGATTTATATGGAGAAGATATTATTGGTACCAAATTTAATGGTGGTACTTACATTTGGGATACAAGTGCATACAAATCAAGTATGTTACCAATGATTAATTTAATTGATTATGATTTATCAGTAGCTGCTCCTTATTTTACAAGAGATAAGAACACAGCAACTATGCCACATAAAAGTTTATTTAGTTTAATTTCAACACCAGACAGACACTTAGTTATGTTTGGAGCTTCTGATGTAGGATCAGATTCTAATCAAGATCCTATGATGGTTAAATTTTCTAACCAAGAAGACATTACAGAGTTTACCCCTAAGTCAACAAACACTGCGGGGTTTCAAAGATTATCCGATGGGTCAGAAATAAGAGCTGCGGTTCGTTCAAGAGGACAAATTTTGATTTGGACAGACACTTCATTGCATTCTATGCAATTTATTGGACCTCCATTTACTTTCGGATTCAAGCAACAAGGTAGACAGTGCGGATGCGTTGGGCAGCATGCGGCAGTAGATGTGGATGGTGTAGCTTATTGGATGGGTTCCTCAGGTGGATTTTTAATGTATGACGGATCTGTTCAAACCATCCCATGTACAGTAGAAGATTATGTATTTAATGATATCAGATTGGTACCAGAAATATATACTGCTGTTAATGATGAGTTCAATGAGATTAGTTGGTTCTATCCTAGTTCAGGGGCGAATACAATTGATAGAGTAGTAACTTATAATCACTTAGATAAAGTGTGGTCGGTTGGAACTTTATCAAGAACTACATGGGCAGACAAAGGAGTCTTTGCTAAACCTTATGCTACAGAATATAATCAAACTTCTACAGCTACAGCGACTCCAACAGTTCAAGGAGTAACTTCTGGAAGAGGTTTTTTATATGCACAAGAAACAGGAAACAATGCTAATGGAACTGCGTTGCCAGCTAACCTTACATCAGGAGATTTTTATTTAGATGCAGGAGAAGACTTAGTTTCTATTTCAAGATTTATTCCTGACTTTAAAAATTTAGATGGTACAGTTAATGTAACTTTACAATTAACTAATTATCCAGCTGCAGCAAAAGTAGGAAGTCCTTTAGGACCTTTTGCTATTACAAATTCAACAACTAAAAGAGATTGTAGAGCACGTGCAAGACAAGTAGCTTTATATATTGCGAGTGATGCTCTCAATGATGCATGGAGATTTGGAACATTCAGAGCTGACCTTCAGAAAGCGGGGAGACGTTAATGCCTTTTAAATCAGAAAAACAAAGAAAATACTTATGGGCTAATGAACCAAAGGTTGCCAGAGAATGGACCGATCGTTATGGAGCTGCAAATGGTGGTATAATGGATATAGCTTCCGATGGAAATACAAGACATGATTTTAAAAACTTTAAGAAAGGCACAAGTGTGAACGTTCCTACATCTTTTCAAGCAAGATCTCATTCAACACCAGTTAACTTAGCTTACATTACAGATGACGAAGCTGGAATATTAAAAGCTTTAAAACCTGGTACGCCTCACGAGGGCCCAATGGGTATTCCAAACTATGATTCGTTTGATGCAGATGGTAATTATACAAGTGGTAGTGCAATGAGTGCTATGGAAACAGGTAGTAGAAATGCAAGAGACAGAAAAGAAGTTCAAGCAAGTAATTATGGAGCACCTAGTGCTGCAGGACCTGGAGTTAAAACAAAAGCAGAGCAAGATATTAGATCTTCAGTAATAAACGCGGGAGCTGGTCAAAGAGTTAACCCAGGTTTTTTTGATAGCAAAACTCGTTTAAGTCCATATGAACTACAATTAGCTAAAGAATTTAGAAATGATCCAAATAACCGTTTTGCTAAAAAAGCTTATAGAAATACTGGACAAGGTGGAATCATGGGCTTTCTTAGAAGTGGTGGCTTATTAGGAAATTTAATTAGAGGTCTTGGACAAAGGTTTGGTTTAGGAAAAAAATGGGATGAATCAACGTATGATATGTCTGAATTTAATAACTTAGGTTTATATGAGCCAAGCATAAACCCAGCTTATAATGATCTAGGTAATGAAGTGGCATTATCAACAGAAGTGGATGATAGTGATGGTATTGTTGATATAGAAAAAGTAAAACAATTAATAGAGAATGCAAAAAATCAAGAGTATTTAGAAGATCAAACTAATTTTACTAATCAAGGTATAAGTTCTATTGATACTATATCAAATGAATATACACCAGGAAACTTTAAGGGATCCGAAGAAGAAGGATGGAGTTGGAGTGATTTTTTAAAAACTTTACCAAGAATGTAATATGGCACAGAAAATAGTTAGACTCGGATTTCCAAAAGCTAAGCCTGAATATACATCGGCTCAGCTAGATCAATTAGTGGATACACTAGAGCAGTTAGTACAACAATTAAACACTACTTTCTCTAATCAAATACCAGAGAATAATAGTGAACAACAAGCATGGTTTTTTAAATAATGGCTAATACTTATAAAAATAATATAGTAACTATAACATCTACAGGATCTGATGAGGTAATTTATACATGTCCTTCAGATGCTACAGCTATTGTAAATACTATATTCGTGTACAATGGAGCGGCTGGAACAGCTGATTTTACTATAACTTTACACGATACTTCGGCGTCGACTTCGTCTAAGATATACTTCAAATCTTCCCTAGCTGTAGCTGGTACAGATACAGTTTTAGGTGCAGGAAATGTTGTGGTTTTAGAAGATTCTGATATATTAAAAATCAACACAACAGTACAACCAATTGACGTCACGGTAAGTGTACTGCAAATTACAAGGTAATATGAGCGAAGAATACGTAATGATAGATGGAAAAAAAGTACCGGTTTTACCGGCTAAATCTGTTATAACTATCAAAAATAAAAGAACTGGTGCAACTTATAATGACAAAGCACACTTTGATTCAGACGTAGCAAATCCAGAAACAGATACAATTGATGATGACTTCAGACAAGATGTAGCTGTGACAGTAGCAGAGATAGTAGTTAAGGAATAATATGCAGAGTATAAACATGCCACAATCAGCACTAATTGCAGGAATGCAACAAGGTATGAACTACAGCCAACCAGCTGGAGGAGTTATGCCACAAGGATTTAGAGGGGGTGGACTTGCATCTCTTCGTAGAGGTTATATGGGTGGTGGATCTATTGGTGGTGGAATTATTCATGGGACTCCAATGGGAAGTAGAACTGGATATTGGAATCCGTTTAAAGCAGCAAAGAAAGCTGTCAAAAAAATTACAAAACCTATTAAAAAATTTGCACAAAAATTAGTACCCAAAGAATTAGCTCCGGCTATGACTTGGGCTGCACCTTTCATGGGTCCTATTGCAGGTCCATTAATGGGTGGTCTTGGTTCATTAAAAATGCATGGCAAACTTGATCCACGGATCATGGCAGCAGCATTACTTCCACACGCAAGATTTGGTATGCCTACTAGTATGGGTGGCTCAGGTATGGGATATGGAGAATGGGGAGGAGGAAATAGTCTTAGAAGATTGTTAACTGGAAAAGGTGTTGGAGATGCTAAAGGAATTTTAAATACTAAGTTTGGAAACTTTGGAACTAAGTTAGATGAAAAATTATTTGGAAGTCCAGATATGTGGACTGGAGGAGGACATCCTACAGAACAAATATTTAGACCAGGTAAAAAAGGTTTCTTCATGGATCTTAAAGGTGGAGCTTTGGAACCAGGCAAAGGAAGTTTTGGAGAAGTTATGAAAACTTTGACAGGTGCTAGAGGTAACGAAGGTGGAACTAAAGAAACATTAGAAGTTATGGGTACTATTATAATGGGTTCTAATTCTTATGCCGAAGCATTAGAACTAGCAGGTCAACAAGGTGTACTAGAACAAATGCCTGGAAGTGAAACAGAATATTTAGCATGGAAAGAAAAAATTGGGGGCGCAACAGAAGGTTGGGCTGAAGGAACTATCTATGAAGGCAATGCTATGGGTGGTTTACCTAGAACTAGATATGCTATGGGTAGTGCACAGTTTCCACCGCAAAAAAGAACAGGATTAAAATGGGGAAGTGATCAAGGTGAAGGTCTTGGTGGACAAGAAGTTGAAGCTGACATGAGATATGAAGGAGGCTTTATGCCTTATGGTGAAGAACCTAAAGCAGATGATGTACCCGCTCGATTAAGTAAAGATGAGTTTGTATTTACAGATCAAGCAGTAGCCGGTGCAGGTGACGGAGATGTTGAAGTTGGGGCTGAACGTCTATATAATGTAATGAAAAATTTAGAACAAGGTGGAAGACTTTCTGAAGAATCAGAAGGAGAGATGGGACAAGGAATAGGAGCAATGATATAATGGCAGAAACAATAATAAATAAACCATTTCCAGCGTTAGAAGCAGGTGCAGGTAAAGCCATTGATATGGCTTCAACAATTGCCGGTCAACCGTTAACGACCGCGCAAATGGGCTTACCCGCTCAAGCTGGGTTAGATAAGTTTACACAACAGGCACAAGATTTAGCAGCTAGTCAACTAGGACTGGGTTCTTTTACTAGAGACCCAACTACAGGAGCGGTTACAAGTATAGGAGCAGGTACAGGTGTTGCAGGTTATGCACCATACTTAACAGGAGCTGGTTCACAAGTTGGAGCGGCACAATTAACAGGTACTGGAGCAGGAACAGGAGTAGGATCTTTATCTACATATATGTCTCCTTATCAATCAGCTGTTAAGACCGCAGGTTTACAACAATTTGATGATCAAAGATTAAGAGACCAACAAAAATTACAATTTGATGCATTACAATCAGGAGCTTTTGGTGGTGGTAGACACGGCCTAGCAGAATCAGATTTCTTACAACAATCTTTAATAGACAGAACGGCTTTGGCTTCTAAATTTGATGCCGATGCATTTGCAGATGCACGAGCAGCAAGAACAGATGACAGAGATGCACTAATGGATCTAGCAAAACAACAACAGTTAATGGCAGCTGGTGATATTTCACAACTAGGTACACTAGGTCAAGCTGGACAGTTATATGGTCAAGCAGGTTTAGACACATCTGCCCTATCAACACAAAGACAATACCAAGAACCTAAAGATAGAGTTAGTTGGTATGCTAATTTATTAGCTGGTTTAGGTGGAGGAATGGGAACAACTCCTTACTCTTCAGGACCTATGATGCAACAAACTAGCCCTGGTATGTCTGCAGTTCAAACAGGACTTGGTTCATTAAATGTAATGGACTACTTAAAAGGAATTTGGAATCCAAAATAATATGGCAACAGTTTTAAAAAGACCGATGTTTAAATTAGGAGGACCTAGCTCTGATGGAGTTGGTATTCTTTCTGGTATGAAACGAACTGGATATTCTTCAGGATCAAATCCTCCAGATTGGATTAGCGATTCACAATATCTTGGTGCTTATGAGGGCGGAGACGGAGACAAAGTTGAAGACATTGAAGTGATAGACTCACAAACAGGAAATTCAAGCGGGTTTTTTAATGAAGAACTTGCTGAGTTATATAAAAAACTTAAAGATCCAGAAAAAGCAAAATATGGATGGAATGAGTTAATAAAAGATGCATATAGAACATCTAAAGGTGCAGCTACAGGTAAAGATTGGTTAACGAATGCTGCAGACTTAGCTCTTTCAAGAGATGATCAAAAAAAAGCAGAGAAAAAAGCTAAGAATGCAATGTTATATGAAGCAGCTCTTAAAGGTGGAAAAGCAGAGACTGATTTTTTAAGAGCCACAACTGATCCACAAACGCAAGCACGTATGTCATTATTACAAGATGTTATGGTAAAAATGGATACATGGAGAAAAGAAAATCCAGGTAAAGGAATAAATGACTGGTTAAAATCAGGTAATACAATTGAAATAGACGCATCAATGAGAAATGCTAACCCATCCTGGCCAGGTATTACATCAATTTTATTACGAGTAGAAGATATGGTTAAAGATTTTGATGCAGGAGCTTACGATGATGATTCATTAACACTTCCTAAAAAACCAGAGGAGATAGAAGCTTTTAGAAACCAACAAATACAAAGATTAATAGGAGCTTACTTAGGTTTTACAGGTAATGCTATGGGTGGTAAACCTATACGAAGAGGATACAATATGGGTATGGGCCCTGTTATGGATCAAGATGTATCTATGACTGAAAATATTCAAACACCTGGTGGTGATATGTCTATGACAGAAAACGTAGACACATTTAATATGGGACAACAAGGTGGTATGCCTTCACAAACTATGCCATCTGATGATCCATTTGTTTTATTAAGAGCAAGACTACCTGAAGAAATTACTGACGATGTTGTAAGACTAATTGCATATAACCCAGAAGCATTCACAGACTTTGCTGACATTGAAACTCAAGAAGATGTTATAGCATTTAACAAAAAGTATGGAGTGGAATTAGTTATTAACACTGATGAAATGTCAGGTGCAATAGCATAGGAGATTTCATGGCATCTCTTTACGAGAAGTACTTTGGAAAAAAACCACCACTCTCTGGAAAATCTAAATTTCAACAAGAAGCTGACAACCCACCCGCAATTCTTTCTGATGATTACATAAGAAAGGTTCAAAACTTTACATCACAATCTAAAGAAGACATTAGAAGATTTATGCATCTCTTTAGCAGAGATCTTAAACCTCTTGAAATGTACATAGATCAGATGGCGACGGAAGGTCGTTCTGACATTAAAAACTTTACTAAGTTCATGCACCCTAAAGATAAGATGAAGTGGAGTGATTATAATTATCAGGGTAAAAAAGTTTACGATATGACCTATCGTAAAAATACTAAAAAAGGACAAGATACACAAAAAGAATTTCTTCAAAGTGGATGGTTACAAATACCAATAGGAGTAAGTTCAGGAGCCTACAATACAATAGCAGGGACCGCGGAACTTGGAGCTTCATTATCCGATCTTTATTTAGATACAGATGTATTAGCTAAAGTAGAAAAAGCTTTACCAGCAATAGATTTAATGGATGTCTATGGAGACAAAGCTGGATCAGTAGCTAAGTTTACATCTATCTTAGTTCAATATGGTACTGGGTGGGGTATAGCTAGAAAAATAGCACAGAAAGTTATTGGTAAATTAGCAAAAAGAAAACTTGCACAAAAAACTGCAGGAGTATTAGATAAAGTTAAGATCCCTTCTCTTACAGGAACTAAAACTGGAATGGATATCGCAAGGTTTGGTGGCTACTGGGTATTACCAGCAGCTGTTGGCGATGCTATGGTATCTACTCAAGCTAATGAAACAATGGGAGATATATTTGGAAAGACAGAAGCTGAAGGTGGAAATAAATTACAACAACTATTAGTGAGTTCAAAGTCTGAAAGTCTTGATGGATTAGTAGGTAAAGAAAGAGCGGCTGCAATTCTTAGAAACAAATTAAAATTTGGAGCTGAAGGTACAGCTTTAGTTGGTGGTATAACATTGGTTGGACCATCATTAAAGTTAGTTGCTAAAACTACTGGAAAAGTATTAGGGGGACAACAACTACCTAAGTCTTTACAGATGGGACCTATTACAAAAATCCCTGGCTTAGCTGACATGACATTAGGTCTAGGTAGTAAAATTTTATCTGCTCAAACTAAAGGTGGTATTGGAATACCAGGTCTATTTAGATTAGCTAAAAAAGGATGGACTAAAGGTATGACTAAACTAGGTATACCTAAAAGAGAATACTGGAAATTTTCTGACATGAATACATTTAGAAGATGGTTTGATGACTGGATAGTAGCACCTCTTAATCCTAACTGGAAATTTGATAAGGGTTCTGCAACAGCTATGAGATTACAACAAAACATGGTTAGAAAAGTTAAAAAGAATTTTGATATATGGCAACGACAAATGGATAAAGCTATGTATGGTCTAGTTAAAGCTGGGTTTAGTGACATAGCATTTAACACTAGGACATCAGTTGCTGCAATGAGTTACTGGGATGATGTTATTAAAGTTTTAAAAGGACAAATGAAACTAGATAAACTTCCTAAATCTTTAAGAACAGGAACACGAGCGATAAGACAAATGATTGATGAACAAACTGACGCTTTACAACCTATCATTAGAGACTTAGATGTAAGAGAAGAAATGACTAGAAACATAGGTAAATATTTACATACTAGTTATGAAATCTTTAAGAACTCTAAGTGGAGAGCATCTAAAGAAGCAGTAGACGAAGGTATTAAATACTTTATGAATCTACTAAGACAAAGTGATCCCCTATATAAAAATGCACGAAAAGGAACTGAAGCTTATAAAAGATTAGTTGCTGATGCAACAGAAAAAGTAAACTCTATACTTGCAATTGGTAGAAGAGAAGGAACTACTCCAGGCATGAGATTAAAAGAGATCATGAATGAAGCTGCAGCTATTAAAGTACCTGCTAATATATTTAAAGATCTTAAAAATATTCCCGATGAAATAGCAAATCTATTAGGTAAAGTAAGGGATCCAAAAAGTATTATATTAGATACGTTAGTTGAACAGGCACATACTATACACTCTTTCAATGCGTATAGAGAATTAGCTCGTCAAGGGTTAGGTAAATGGATATTTAGAAATAGAAACGAATACTTAGATTTTGTAGCTAAGAATAATATTGTTAACCCAAGAACATTAAAAGAAATAACAGTTAAAAAACCATACAACATGGACCTAGAAGGTCTTTTTAAAAATAAAGATGGGTCTAACATGTTAGCTGCTCCTGAAATGGTTAAAGCAATTAGTGATCAAACATTATTAATTGATCAAGTATTAAAACTTCCTTTCTATAAAAGTTTATTAGCTATTAAAGCTGCAACCCAAATTAATAAAACTGTTCTTTCATTAATGACTCAGATGAGAAACATAACAACAGCTAGTTCATTTGCCATGGCTAATGGCCACGTAGGTGCCGGTGCATCAGTAGCAGATAACTTTGAAATGTTATGGAAAGAAATGGTAGGTAAGACAGATAGTCCTGAAGCATTAAGAAAAATATTAGATGAAGCTTTAGAAATGGGAGCCCTTGATAACTCTACGATTGCAAGAGAGTTAGAAGATTTAATTCCAGAGTTAATTGGTGCAAGTAAAGTACCAAATATAAAAGAAACAGCTAAAAATGTTATTAAAAAGATAAGAAAAGGAGATGCAACAGACATAGGAGTAGATGATGTTGTAGGTAAAACTGTAAGTGATTGGAAAGGTGTAGGTGCTGCATCAGATGAAATATTTGAAAGGTTATTAACTAACAAAGGAGCTATTGGAAAGTTAGTTCAAAAGTCTATTGAAGCATATCAATTAGGTGATAACGTGTGGAAATTATTTGGTTATCAATTTACTAAGTCACAATTAAAACCTGCATTTAAAACTTTAGAGGATGTTAAAAAATATTTTAGAGAAGTAGAAGGGTTTGAATGGAACCCACTTAAATCTGGATCATTAACTGCCGGCAAACATGGACAAAATTTAAAAACTATTGAAGATGCTATCAAAGAAGTATCAGGTTTAATAGTAAGAGATACTTATCCTAACTATTCAATGGTACCAAGAGCTGTACAAACTATAAGAAAGATTCCTTTCTTTGGAAACTTCGTAGGTTTTACATCAGAAATGTGGAGAAACTCTTATCAAATATTAAGAAGAGGTACAGCCGAAATGGCATCAAGCAACCCATACATAAGACAGATGGGTGCAAGAAGATTAATGGGATATATAGGAACAGTTGGAACTTTAGTTCCTGTTGCATTCGAAACAGCACTGATGATGACAGGTGTTTCAAAAGAAATAATAGAAGCATACAAACAAAGATTTTCACCTGAGTTCCAAAAAGGACACACATTAATTCCTTTGACAAAACAAGATGAAAAAACTAAAAAAATTAAATTTGTAGATGCAGATACGTTAATGCCTTATTCAGATGTTATAGTTCCTTTTAAAATGTTTTTAGATAATTGGAATACTGGAAAGAAAACAGACCAATCTACTTTAGGTTTGTTTGCAGACTCTATGATTCAATCGGTCATGAAAGGTATACAACCTTTTATTACTAAAGCTATTTGGTATGAAACTATGCAGGAAGTAACACCAAATAAAAATGGACAAGCAAAAACTAAAAACGGATCGTTAGTTGCTGACTGGCAAAATGATGTAGATCCATTTAGTAAAACTCTTTATCATATATATTCTAAGATGTTACCAACTACATTGAAGAGTGGTGAAAAAATATGGAGAGCATTTGAAGGCCAAGTAAGTAAGAGTGCGGTAGAGTTTGATCCTATGGATGAAGTAGCAGCTACGATAGCTGGGTTTAGAATGGGAGAAATAGATGCATTTAAATCTATGAAATATAAAATAGGTCAAATTTCAGCTGAACTTTCTAATGCAAGAAAGGTTTTTATTAATAGATCAATAAGTGCTAATAGTTTAATGTCTGACTTTGGAAAAATAGAACAAGGACTACCTCCTACAAATATTAATACTAATTTTCTTAGATATCAAAAAAATAGATATAGAATTTGGTCTGAAGCATGGAAAGACATTGAAGCTTTAAGAACTATAGGTTATTCTGAATTTCAAATTAGAGAAATGTTAGAAGGAAGAAGAGCTTTCTCTAAAGACGAGGTTAAAATGTTAATGCTAGGTAGATTTGAACCTGCTAAGATACCAAAAATTAATTTAATGAATGAGAATGGATTCTCTGCCATGATAAAAAATATTAATAGAGAAAAAGGAACTTACTATACTCCTAATCAGTTTTATAATATTAATGATCTTAATGATATCTATCAAGCATGGAGAGCAGTGCCATTAGGACAAGACCCTACATTAATTGAACAAGAAATTAATGTTCCATTTGATGTCAGAGCAGGAGAAATTAAAGAAGATGTTTTAGATTACGAAGAAATTATTAAAGATCAAAATGAATTAATGGAAGAAAAAATAAAAGAAGACGCTGAAGGCTATGAAAAATCAATTAAAGACCAACAGTCAAAAACCACAGCTCCCATAGGTACGCCACCATTGGAAACTGAAATTTTTACGGCGTCGCGCGTATATCCTACTATTTCTGGGAGTCAAGTAAATCCGCAAACTAGTTTAACTGGTACTCAGGAAGCTTTATTGGATCCTACTGAAAAACTAATAGCACAAAGACAAAATCAAGGATTAGGGAGTTTAGCGTGAAAAGACCAAGAAATACAGGTGAGCACATAGTGGCTTTATATGGGCACATAACAGGGCTCAAAACAGCTATAAATACCATAAAAACTAACGATTTACGGCATATTCACAGGGATATTGAGGGTTTACATACTAAAAGCGATAGGTTATTGTTCTACATTATAGGAGGGTTAGCCTCAACGGTGGGAATCATTGTGGGAGTGCTTTTCAAATTACTATGAAATTAAGTAAGAACTTCAGCCTGGCTGAGCTGACCAAAAGTCAAACAGCCACTAGGATGGGTCTAGATAATAACCCTAATGAAGATGAGCAGGAGAACCTAAGATTGCTCTGTGAGAGGGTCCTACAGCCCGTTAGAGACCATTTTAACCACGTAGTGACCGTGACAAGCGGCTATCGTAGCGAAATTTTGTCAAATAAGATAGGTAGCTCAAGCAAAAGTCAACATTGCAAGGGAGAAGCGGCGGATTTTGAGATATTTGGTACCCCTAATAATGAGGTATCTGACTGGATTAAAGAAAACCTTATGTTTGACCAGCTAATCCTTGAATTCTACGAACCCGGACAACCCAATTCAGGGTGGGTACACGTCAGTTATAAGAAAGACATTAATTTAAACAGAAAAGAATACTTAATGGCCATCAAAGTAGATGGAAAAACTCAATATAAACCAATACTTGGGTTATCTACAGATAGATACGTCAAGTAAGAGGAGAAATCTATGTTTTCAAATATAATGAGATGGATAGACCTTAAACGAGAAAAACTTTGTTGTACTTTTTTTAATAAGTACCAAGGATTAATTTTGTTTATTATGCTACTTGTTATTTGGTATAACGGTTAAATCCAATCTTTTAATTCTTCACCCATAACTTCAGACGCTATATTGATCTTCTTACGAAGAGCTTTGACTATTCTATTGTCAACTGTATCTTCTGCAATTAAATCGATGTAGGTCACGGGTTTCTTTTGCCCAATTCTATGGATTCTATCTTGTGATTGTAAACGTTTTTCTAAGTCATAACCATTAGAATAATAGATCATGTTCGATGCTGCGGTAAGCGTAATTCCATAACCACCTGTAGCTGGTGTACCTACAAAGTATTTAACTGAGTCATCGTTTTGAAATTTTTCTATATTATTCTGTCTAATATCTTTAGGAGTTAACCCATAATAATCAACCACCGATCCCGGACCATGGACCTTTTGAATTTCCTTTATTATTTTTTTAACGTCATATTGATAGTGGGCCCATATAACAACTTTGCCTTCTATCTCATCTAATACATCCATTAATTCATCTACTCTATTATTCTTTATATCTTGCATAGTGCCATCATCAGCGGTGAAATGACCACATGTAATTTGTTGAAGTCTCATAATTTGAGTTAAAGCAGTTTTAGTAGTGACTACTTTTCCATTTAACATAGCAAGCGCCATTTTTTTCATTTGAGTATATAATTCTTTTTGTTCTTTAGTTAACTCTACTACTCTTTTCATAAATGTTTTTTCAGGAAGATCTAAACAATCTTCTTTTAATACTCTAAAAGAAAAAGGTTTTAGTTTTTCTGCAAGTTCATCAAGATGTCGAAATCTTGCCACAATTTGAACACTTCTTCCATAGAAATTAGCTGTTTTCATTTCAGCATATCTATTTCTAAATGCATAATAAGAAGCAAAATCTAAACAGAAAGGATCTAAAAATTCACATTGACTATATAAATCTAATGGGTTTTTAGTAACTGGAGAACCTGTAAGAATTCTTCTATACTTAGCAAGTTTAGAAAGTCTTAAAATATTTTTAGTTCTTTTTGCTTTAGGATTTTTAATAGTGGTACTTTCATCAATAGCCATTAAAGTTCTATGTGATGATAAAAATTTAGTTGCAAAGTCTACACCTTTTTGAGTACTTAAAGCTTCCACATTCATAATTAAAATATGTAAAGCTGTTTCTATTTCAAACAAAGATTTTAATTTTTCTTCTTGTTTTTTAGATATACTAGGTTGCCATAAAATGGTCACATTTTCGACATGATCTACTAAATGTGTTGGTAATTCTTGCTTATACCACGTACCTACTACACCTTTTGGAGCTATAATTAAGGCACCATCAATTTTTCCTTTGTCATAAAGCATAGACATATTATCTATAAGAACTTTTGTTTTACCTGTTCCCATTTCCATAAAATATGCATAAACTTCTTTATTCCAAGAAATTTCAAGAGCATCAAGCTGATGCTGATACGGTTTTGTTTTAAATTTATAATTCATAAATTTTTCTTTCTATGGTGTTGACATTATATTAAAAAAAGGTATAAGTCAATGCAATGAAAGAAGAAAATATTTCCACTGTATATGTAATACAAGAAGTATCAGGAACAAAAGCTGGTGCTCCTAAAATAAATATTATAGGCGCACAAAAATATGGAGACTTTAAATTTGTGTTACCTGAATTTTCTCAAATGATTTTTTCACCTGGTCCATTAATTTTTAAATTAAGACAAGGTTTAAAAAATTTTAGTAATAAAGATTATTTATTATTAACTGGTGATCCAGCAATTATTGGAGTTGCATGTTCAATTGTTAGTGATATAACAGGAGGAAAATATAAACTTTTAAAATGGGATAAACAAGAAAGACAATATTATCCAATTGAAATTAACTTATACGAAAAAGGAGAGATAGAATAATGGCAATAGATTTTGAGAAAGACCAAGAAGAAGTATTAACAAAGACTACAGAAATAAAATCATTATCAGATCAAGTATTAAGACTTAGAGATTTAGAAGCTGAAGTAAAAGCTCAAGAAGAAAAAATTAAACAAACACAAAAAGAGATTGCAAGAATTTCAGAAGATGTAATTCCAACTATGTTATCAGAGATGGGATTATCTCAATTGAAGTTAGCTGATGGTTCATCAGTTGACGTTAAACCTTTCTATAGTGCAAGTATCTCTGTTGCAAACAGAGAGAAAGCTTATAAATGGCTTCGTGACAACGGCCTAGGCGACATTATTAAAAATGATGTTGTCGTTTCCTTTGGACGTCATGAAGATAACAAGGCGGTAGATTATGCTAACCTTGCGAAAAGTCAGGGGTTCGAACCGACACAAAAGTTGAAGGTAGAACCCATGACTTTAAAAGCGCTAGTCCGTGAGCGTATTGAGGCAGGTAAAGACATGCCAATGGACATTTTCAACGTGTATGTAGGAAACCGTACCAAACTAACAAAGAAACAATAACTATGAACAACGAAGCAAAAAACGAGCAAAATGCGGTTATCCCAAAGATAAACGCTAAGCTTCCATCATCTACATTATTTGAAGATGATGCGAACGCTGGCTTTTCGACAATGTCGCAAGAAGATCTTGCGTTACCATTTCTTAAAGTTTTAGGTCAGCTGTCTCCCGAAGTTAATTCGAGACATGCTAAATATATCAAGGACGCAGCTCCTGGTATGATCTTAAACACTGTCACGAATGAACTTTATGACGGTGCAAAAGGTATCCAAGTCATCCCGTGTTTTTATAAAAGAGAATACGTGGAATGGAAGGATAGAGGAGAATCAATGGGCGCACCCGTAGCAGTACATGCTGTGGATTCTGAGGCAGTAGCATCAGCTAAAAGAGATGCTATGAATAAAGATAGATTACCAAACGGTAATTATCTTGAGAATACCGCAAGTCACTTTGTAATGTTACTCGGCGACAATCCTAGCACAGCATTGATTACTATGAAGGCTACTCAATTAAAGACTAGCCGTAAATGGAATACAATGATGATGGGTATCAAACTACAGGGTAAAACTGGTTTATTTACTCCACCAACATATAGTCATGTATATAAATTGACTACTGTTCAACAGTCTAACGACAAAGGAACATGGTTTGGTTGGGACGTAGATAAAGTAGGTCCTGTCAAAGATAGAGCGATCTATGATAATGCTAAAAGTTTTTCTTTGAATATTTCAAAGGGAAATGTAAGAGCTAAACATGGATCCGATTCTGTTAACTCGGAGTCAACTCCTTATTAAGCAATTCCTAAGGGAATAAGTTGCAACAAGAGGCGTTGAAGCGAGAGTGGAGACGCCTCTACTTAAAGTTATGACAGAATTTGAAAAGATATTTGATGGATTGAAAAGGGCTCATGGATGTACCTACATTAACACTGCTCCAGCAAACGGAGAAAAGTTAAAAGGAAAATCTTTTGTTAAAAGAGAACCAGTTACATCAACTCATTACGAAAACCATTTAAAAGGTGTAGAACCTACACTAGGTATTATTCCTATAAACGATAACAATCAATGTATATGGGGATGTATTGATGTTGATTCCTATGCAGGGTTTGATCACAAAAAATTATTATCAAAAATTAAAATTTTAAAATTACCATTAGTAGTATGTAGATCTAAAAGTGGTGGTGCACATATATTTTTATTTTCTCAAAAATTTATTGACGCAAAAGTAATGAGAGACAAACTCTTAGAGATAAGAGCTATATTAGGATTTGCAAATGCAGAAGTATTTCCAAAACAAATAGAATTAAAATCAGAAGAAGATACAGGAAACTTTTTAAATCTTCCTTACTTCAAAGGTGATGACACAACAAGATATGCTTTCAAAGAAGATGGAAGCGCAGCAAGTTTAGAAGAATTTTATAGGATCATTAATAATGTAAAACAGCTAGATGTTGGTTCTATAAAAGTACAGAGGCCCCAATCAGAATTTTCTGATGGGCCTCCATGTATTGAGACTCTAGCCGCAGAAAGAATAAAAGAAGGGGGAAGAAACGCAGCATTATTTCACTTTGGAGTTTTTGCTAAAAAGAAATGGAAAGATTGGAAAGAAAAAATTTCTTGGTTTCACCGAGAGTATATGGATGGAGATTTAGATCAGAAAGAAATAGATATAATCAAAGCACAAATAGAAAAGAAAGATTGGGGATATAAATGTAAAGATGAACCAATGTGTAGTCATTGTGATAAAACATTATGTAAAAGAAGAAAATATGGAATAGGTAATGCACCAACATTTCCAGAGTTAAGTGATCTACAAGAGATTCAATTAGAACATCCTTATTATTATTTAAACGTAGATGGTAAAAGATTAAGATTAGATAGCCCAAAACATTTAAGACAACAATCATTATTTGAAGAAGCATGTATAGCAGGAGTGGGAATGCTACCACCAACTTTAAAAACTAAAGATTGGAAACAATTAATTAATGGATTACTAGCAGGAAGAGAAGTTATAGATGCACCGGAGGGAATGAAAACAGAAGATCAATTAAGAGAACACTTAGAAGATTATTGTAGTGATAGAAGACAAACAAAAAGAAAAGAAGATATTGAAAGAGGAAATGTTTGGAGTGATGACGAGAATCATTACTTTAAATTTAGACACTTCTTTTATGACCACTTACAAAGAAGAAGATGGTCCCATGACTATCAAAAGACTTCAGCATGGATGAAAGAATGGTTTGATGCAAAAATAAAAGTAATAGATGCGAGTGGTAAGAGTATCAAGGTTATGTACGTTAAAAAATTTAATGGCAAGAAAACAGAATTTAAATCACCGGGTTATAAACCTAAGGACCCATATTAATGAATAGTTTTATTGAAAGTTTTATAGATGTAGGAAGTGGATTAGCTCTAGCAATTCTTATTCAATTATATATCTTTCCTTTTTTTGGATTGTACCCAACCATATGGGACAGTTTTCACATAGCATTAATATTTACTGTAGTATCTATCATGAGATCATGGCTATGGAGATTATTATTTAGGAGATATAGATGACAACAATAGTATTAGGTCCGCCAGGTACAGGGAAGACACACACATTACTTAATAAAGTAGATGATTATTTAAAACAAACTGATCCTGACAAGATAGGTTATTTTGCCTTTACTCAAAAAGCTGCATACGAAGCGAGAGATAGAGCAATGAAAAAATTTAATCTAACTGAAGATGACCTTCCACATTTTAGAACTTTACACTCACTAGCATTCAGAAGACTTGGTTTAAAAAAAGAAAACGTAATGCAACCTTTTCATTATAGAGATTTAGGAGAAAAATTAAAACTTCCTTTATCTGTTCCTTCATGGGAACATGACGAAGGGAATGCTTTCTTTACTTCTAATAGTGAAGAGCTAAGTATAATTGATAAAGCAAGACACAAGGAGATTAGTGTAATGCAACAGTATGATTTAGGTGAACACACTAAAGAAGTCTCGAGAGAAAAACTTATTATCTTGGACCAGGAAATAAAAAAATATAAAAAAGAATATAGTCTAATAGATTTTCACGATATGATTACAGATTTTGTTAAGAGCGATAAGTGTCCTCAGTTTGATGTGACATTTATAGATGAAGCACAAGATTTATCTAAAGTACAATGGCATATGGCTAGAAATATTTGGGATAACACTCAAGATTCTTTTGTTGCAGGCGATGATGACCAGGCAATTTTTAGATGGGCCGGTGCAGATGTAGATAGTTTTATTGCATTGGATGGTAATATAAACCAATTAATTCAATCGTTTAGAGTACCAGCTAAGATTCATAAATTAGCGGCCAATATTGTACACCGAATTTCTAAAAGAATCAATAAGAATTGGCTCCCTTCTAAAAGAGAAGGAGAGATAAAATGGTATGATAGTTTTGATCAAATAGATTTAAAAGGAGGAAACTGGTTAGTATTAAGTAGAACTAATCATCAGTTAAATGATGTTGAAAAAGTTTTATATGAAGATGGAATGTATTTTAAAAATAGAAACAAAAGAAATTATGAAGCAGATTTATATCAAGCAATAAATGATTATGAAAATTTAAGAAAAGGCCAATTGGTTTCATACAAAGCTATAGAAAAAATTTATAGTTATATGACACCTACACATAAAGATAAAAAAGGATTATTAGGTATGGCAAAAGAATCTTTTTATGGTATAGATGCATTAAAGAATAAGCATGGTTTAAAAACTGATAAAGTTTGGTACGAAGCTTTTGATGATGCACCATACAGGAGAGTAGAATACATTAGATCTATGAAAAATCACGGGGAGAAGTTAAACCAAGATCCTAGAATTAATTTATCCACTATACATGGAGCTAAAGGTGGCGAGGCAGACAATGTTGTCTTGTTAACTGATCTAACAGAAAACACAATGAAGGGTTATGAAAATAATCCTGATGATGAAGAAAGATTGTTTTATGTTGGAGCAACACGAACTAAAGAAACATTACATATTGTAAGACCTAAAGATAGTTATAAAGGCTACAGAATATGAGTAGTCCTAAGTCTATTAAAGGTTCAATAGGAGAACACAAAATGATAGTTGATCTATTAGGTAAAGGTTATCACGTTGCTAAAGCAGTGGACCCACAGTGTCCATTTGATTTAGTTGCTGTTACTCCTACAGGAGAAATTAAATTAATAGATGTAAAGACTCCATCTTATCGTTTAAAGACAAAAGCAACATGGAAAAAAGCTAAGAAAATCAATAGAGTTTTAACAGAAAATCAAAAACAATTAGGAATAATTATAATGGAAGTTACACAGTGAGTGACATATATAAAAAACAGGTAGGTGGGAGTCATTACCAATGTATGGTTATTCAGCCATCAGAATTTATTAACAGAAATAACATTCCTTTTGCTGAAGGCAATGCAATTAAATATTTATGTAGACATAAACAAAAAAATCAGAAACAAGATTTATTAAAAGCTAAGCATTACATTGATATGGCTATTGATAGAGATTATCCTGAACCAAAAGATTTTTTAGAAGAAGCTGAAAAAGAAAAGAAAGAATTAGAAGAATCCTATAAGGAATCTAAACGCCAAGCACAAGAACGTCAATCAACTAACACATGGGGAATAATTAAATGATACAACAACCACTTTTTAAACCACAAACAGAATGGATACCACCGGAAGATTTTCCTGATTTATCTAAATACAAAGAAATAGCAATTGATTTAGAAACAAAAGATCCTGACCTAGTTAAGATGGGTTCAGGTTCTGTAGCCAGGCGTGGTTGTATTACAGGAATAGCAGTAGCTGTTGAAGGTTGGTCTGCTTATTATCCAGTCGCTCATG